TCAAAATCAGAAATATACGTTCCATTAACTGGTTTTATACTCAAAAGAACAGTACCAAAGCGTGGAGGAGTCAATTCTTCCCCACCAACCACAGAAATACTCTCTGCTCTTGGGTAGATTTGATTTATAATCGCTTCATAATCGGTCGATGTAACCGCTCTGTACTGCGATGAATAAACTCTTGGAGCATAGTATTTGATTGAGTCAATATTTTCGATTTCAGCGCCATTTTTGGACCCCTCAAGAGTGGTAATCGAAACACTATCTGCTGGAATTAAAGGTGTAAATGTGTTAAATGATGGAGTCTCAGTTAATGTTCCCTGAAAATCGAATTTTTTAGCATTATTTCCACTTTCACCATTTCCTACAATGTATTTTGCAGTGATTACAGACCCAGTTTCTAACTTTTTACCAAAAACACCATCACCAAAAATTAATTGATACCTTTCATCTTGAACTTCTTGCACAAAAAAGACATCTGCACCACTATCGACAAATAAAATATTGTCAATTTGGTTAATTTTTCTTCCTAAATCATTTCCATCTTCGGAAACATTAACACGGAGCGTCGTAATATCAACTCCAGTGTTGTCGATTACAAATTTTTGGTCTTGTGAGTTGTCAACAGTCCACTTTTTCGTTAAAACTGTTCCCTGATAGACCTCAATTGGTTTCTCATCAGTCCCAAAATAAGCAATGTACTCAGATTCAGTACCACCCTGAACAAAATTGGGATTATCTGTAATTGGTGCCGTAATTTGATCCGTTGTTGAGAAGACGTAAGTTGAATTATCTGACTGTCCTACACACACAAGACCCTCTATAAGCGTCATTGTAGGGTTTGTGCTGTTGGTTGGCACCTCAAACTTGATATTAGCGATTGCAGAGCGTTTTGAGCGAGGTACATAACCAATGTTACGTGCCAAAGAAACAACATTTTCACGAAGTGTTGCAGAATCCAAAAAGGATTCATTCACAACCATGTTCGTGTTGAATGAATTAATGTAAGTATTATATGCTAACGTATCAATTAATATCGAAAAGTTTGAACCATCGAAGTCAAAGTCAGTAAAATTTGAATTCGCTCTCAGATAATCCTTAATGGATGTACGAATCTGATCGTAATCTAGGTTTGTGAACTGTGTAAATGGCATTGGGATTATCTAGTGGATTCGAGAAGGAATGAAAATTCTTGTGGTGGTATCTCAGAACCAATGATATTAAAAGAAACCGTCGCTTCAAATTCATTTCGTTCTGGATTTGCAGATACATCAACGATTAAATTATTTACACGAGGTTCATATCTTAAAATTGAGTCTCTGATTTGGTCTTGAATCAGTAATGATGTTGAATCATCTACAAAATCAAAAAGAGATTTTCTTACATCAGAACCAAATTCTAAGTTGAAAAACTTTTCATTCGGTATCGTTTCAACAATATTTCTTACAGATCTTATAATGGCACGCTCATTTGTTAAGACCGTAACATCATTTGTCACAGGATGGCGGTCAAAAGATAAACTAATATCCTTGAATGATTGAGATTTTTTAACCGCCATTAAAACAAAGTATTTTTTCTGAATTTATTTATCTTCTTTTTCCTTAATTTCCTCTGGGTCTTCAGTTTTGTGTGGCTTGGTCCAGTAATCGGTGATAAGTCTTGTTGTTCCCCACATTTGATACATGTAATCTTTGTCTCTATCGACGTGATACTTTGACATCTGTTTGTCCCTATAGGTTAAACAGAACTTTTAGAGGGGTTTCTATCCCTTGAAAAATATTTATTTTCATGAAAAAACCCCTTACGGGGTTTTGTAATTATTCTGTCATCAACGCCCTTGTCCGCGATAAGGTTTACGGGCTTTATTGCGAGAAGACGCGGCGTACTTAGTTCCGTTACCTTCTCCTTGACGAGACTTCTTAGGAGGACCAGGACTATAAGAAGTCTTGCCGTATGCACCAGTCTTTGCTTTCATAATTAATCTTTGATAATTTCAGTGGTAATGTCGTTTGGGTCTGGAAAACCTGTCTCAAAAAACTTTGCCGACAGGTCCTCCATTGTATCGAAGTATTCTTCCTCTGTCAAGTCATCATGAACTGGAAGTCCTTCAACTAAGATTCGGTACTTTGTCATGACTTGTCAGATGTATCAGATAGTCCTTGTCTTTTCGTGACCAACTCTGATACGAGGATCGCACCAAATCTCAAATCCTGCTGCCTTTGCATCGAGACAGAATGAGACATCCTCTCCGCACATATCCTGAACCTCTCCAGATTCAAAGACTTGCATCTTGGGTGCAAACCATGGATACTTCATCTCTTCGTGCTCAAACACTCCATTTTTAATTAACAACCATCCAAATCCTGTATAGTCAACAGTGAAAGGCTTCTTACGCTTTGACATCGATTCGAGATTTTCATGATTCATCACTCCACCATTACTGCGGAAATCATCCTCCTCTAACCAGTGTGCAACAGAGGTTGTCATACCATCCTCAGTACAATACCATCCTGCTGCAATGTCCTTGTCCATCAAAACCAATTGCAAGAACTTGGCAGTGGTGAATGCAATATCACTATCAATCCACAACTGATAATCATATGGCAACTTACCGTCCCATGGTTTCTGGTCTGGACCCCTCAGAACATTCGCTCCAAGACACTTGCATCGTGCAAAGTTCACCATCGAACTATAGTCTTGTGAAATCTGAATCGCCGCTCCGCACTGCACTAAGTCAAAACAAAGTTGTACAAAGTTCTTCAAATACGTATAAGAAACAGTTCTTCCAGGAAGACAAAATACAATTGTCTTCCCTTTGATCATCTCTTTGGCAAGTTCATAATCAAATTCAGACTCTTTCTTCTTCGCGTCAACTTTCGGGGCTAGCGGTGTCTTTGCTTTTAATGTAAATCCTTTTGCCATAATTGAATTGGTTTTCATTTCATATCATACAACAATATATAGCAGCTGTCAATGATGCTGCTTATATTGAATGGGTCATTCCTGACCGACCTCTGTAATTACCAGAGAATTTCCATCGACTTCGATGTTTACTTCGGTGCCCTCATACCAGCCCTTCTCATCACAAATCCACTGAGGAATCACAACGTAATACTCACCACTTACAGGATCAATCTCTACGGTTGTAAAATTTTCTGCGGGATTTTTTTGCATTTCCATGTTTTTTGCTCTTGATTTTATATAGGGGTTTTGAAAATCCTGTGAGGCATCTTGTGGATACGCGGAATTTTTTTGATTCGATGAATATCATGCTCGCGAAAGCAAGACTTTATAGCTTATGGGGACCCATGGGTTTTATATACATAAGGGCGCTAATCGCCCCCACTGTGTATCACGAACGAACGGCGCCTATGTGTAACTTAGTGGGGGGCGCTAAGTGTTAGATAGCGCCCCATCGATTCACATCACATTGCGACCGAACTTACCGCAGAGGTAGAACGCCATCCCCTTGTCTTTTAACTGAGTTCCAGCGAAAGATAAGGGCACATATTGTCCGTTGGTTTTTGATGCTTTCGTGCGAATCTGCAGGAGACCGTGAGGACCTGTAAAGGTGGAAAGTTCAAGGTCGTTGTGAAACGAATCACGAATCTGGTCGCTGATATAAGCGAAGTCCTCACGGAGTTCCTGATAGTGCTCGGGATGAGTTTCTTCGTTCAATACCTCAGTTCCCACGTAATCATTGGCACGGGTGAAACCTACGTAAATCGTTTGCTTCAACTTTTCGCCGACCTTTGACGAATCGAAATCTACCTCTTCTTCAATGATTTCGGAAAGGCAATGCTTCAACTGCGTCACGGCGATTGACTCGCCCACGGTGAAAGTTTTGATTTCTCCGTCTGCCAGGTCGGTGAGGTCGGAGGAGTTGGGGACGCCGAGCGCCTGCTCAAGGAGTTGACCGCGAGCGCCCTTATTGGTGGCGGGTTTGTCGAAGGCGGCGAAGTCGGTTGTCTTGAGTTTGGCGGCGACCTGAAGGGTTGTGAGTTTCACGGGTTGACTGGTTGTCTTGAGAGAATTCTACAGCATCAGGCGCCTGATGGCGCCCTCAGAATCGGAAGAGATTGTTAAGGTCTCACCAGCGGCGGGAGAAGATGAATCCGTCCTGTTCGTCGAAGTCGTAGGACAGGTTATCCCAGGTCGCCTCCCAATCGATTGAGACGAAGGACGGGAGGTCGACGCCGTAGACGTCGCTGGTAAACTGCTCGGCGAACTCGGCGCCTGTCATCTCACCCTGGAAAGCGTCCTCAAAGTTCTCCAGTTCGTCCTCGCCGTAGAGTTCGATGAACGCCTTGATGGCGGCGGCGTCGTAGTCCTCCATGAGTTCGTCCACGCGCTCCTGCTGGTCGGGATGCTCCGCCTTCAATTCCTGAGCGTTGGTGATGACCCCACGCGCCTCCAGGATTGCCTCAAAGAACGCGGTGAAGCGAAGTCGACCGTCGACCTCATAACCGCAAGCGCGGCACTGGTCGGAGCGGGTCGCGCCTTCGGGCATGGCGGCGATGGTGGACAGAAGTTCAGAACCTTTGAGCATAATAAAGAAAGTGTGAAGAAGTGTGAAAGAAAAGGGGGAGAGGGTCAGTCGCGGTCGCTGATGTCCCAGGTGCCCCAGGTGCCACCACAGGCGACCCGTGCCTCGCGTTGACGCTTCTCCTGCTCAAGGCAACGGAGAGCGATTTCAGCGAGTCGGGGGGACGAAGCAACGATGCCGTTGCCGTAGTCCTTGAGATTGGGTTTGTTGTTTGTCATGAGTCTATGATTGCAAATTTTGCGGCGCCCCGTAGTTCAGCATGATACAAAACGGGGAAACCAATTGACCAACTGGATCAGGCGGCGGCGAAGCGGTCAGCGTAGACGGACTCCAGGCGATACGCTTCGGATTCGCGGGTTTCTTCGTCCATCACACCCTCCAGCGTCTGACGGCAGTGGATAAGTTCGTGAATCAGCGTGAGGACGTAATCACGGCGCGGGAGGTCGCGCTCAACCTCTACCAGGAATTCTTCGCCGTCCTCCTGCTGCCAACCGACGACGCCCTCAGACTTAAGGCGGCGGTGGTGCACGGTGATGGTGGCATCGCGCAGCATCGGTTCCGCGTCAAGCATGAAGCGGTAGACCTGCTGAGCGAGGCGGGGGCGTTGCTTTTGACCTGAGGTGAAGAACATGGGGTTTGTTGTCTTGAGAGAATTCTACAGCATCAGGCGCCTGATGGCGCCCTCAGAATCGGAAGAGATTGTTAAGGTCTCAGGCGTAATGCCGCGCCAGACCCACCAGTGAGTCATCGTAGACCGTGGTCTTGAGAGGAGCGGTCGCCCACTGGTGAAGGACCTTACCTTCATCACCTTCGTTCATGATGTCCTGAATCAGGTTGCCAGAACAGGCAGGGACCGTATAGGTTCCCAGGTACTCTGCGCTGAAGTGGGCGGAGAGGATTTCGATCGCTTTTGTTTTTTCCATGGTTCCAATATGGCACATTTTGCCGAATTTTTCTGTATCAACCGCTACCGTTTCAGGGATTGACCGATTAGCGTGCCTTATGGGTCGGCGGTCGATTGATAATGTCATTTAGCGGGGAAATTACGGCAGACAGCATCACATAGAGTGCGGATTAGTTCATCGCTAATATACGCCAGATCGGTGCCCTGAGCGGGTTTATACTCAACTCCAGCAAAGTGTGATTCAATGATACAATCAATGTCCTCCATAAGTTGCTCACGCGCTGTCAACATTTCCAGGTTGTCTGTCATGATGTTTGTGTGATCGAAGGTTGAAAGAAATGCCACTATGTATCAGTAATCAGTGTTGCCGTTGATGTAACCTTCTACATCAAACTTTTCCTCTTTCTCCCATTCTTCCTTGTATTCGATGACATCAAAGATCTCACCTTGAGCATCATTGATTTCAGACCAGAGTTCGTCGAACATGTGATTTTTTGAACTTGAGAATACAATACACGATTTCGAGCACTGTGCTCATTTACTGTGCCACTAATACATGTGGCACAGATTCTTTATACTAACTCAGAGGCAACCGTTATCATCAAGTTTGCCCCATTGTGCGGTGTTGTTATACACACCGAAATAATAACGCCCGACGCTAACACCGAAACGCTCATCTCCCACGGCAGCATCATTCTCCACACGAAGATCCATGCCCAGGTATACCCAATCAGAAATCTGGTGTGGTGTGGAGAATTTAACACGACGCAGTTGTTGATACATCTCTCCCAGAATGACTGCGCAGATTGCACCAATCACCAGAAAATTGTTGATTAATTCTTGATAATCATATTCCAGCACATCATCGACAAAGTTGATAGTTTGTGCGAACATTTGAAAGTTTGTGCAAAGAACTGTGATGGGGAAAAATGTTACTTTCCCGACCACATTTCTACAATACATGATATTTTACCCAATGGGGAAAAAAGTGTGCACTTCGTCAACTGGCACAATCTAATACGAATGTATCTGTGCCAATCAACGAAGTGTCACACAGTATGTGCCACTTTAAAAACTGGCAACATTAATATTGACATTCTAATTCTTTGATATTAATATCAACTTTCTCATCACCTTCGAGTGAGAGAATGTTATTCCAATCGACTGTATCTACGATTTCTTGTAGATACAAATCATCATAACATTCGATCGAAAGAGTAATCTCTACCTGACGTTTTGTATACATGATTGGATTGGAATGTGTGGTGTACTAGTATATCATGCGTAATGCTTATATGCAAGCGCATCATAATCTAGTGATTCACGCTCATAATCATCGTCACAATCATATGCATCTAGATGTGCACATGAATCTAGATGTGTACGCTTATCTAGATGAGTATCTAGATGTTGAATGTGCATCTCGTAGTACGTATCCTCGTCGAGAATATGATCTCGTGCGAAGATATAGTCGAGATCGTAGTCGTCGTACATAAGCTCGTCGAGATGAATGTATACGGATATTATACAGAGTCCTCGACTAGATGTCAAGCGTGTGTCTCGTCGAGATTCATAAGACTTATTTATAAGTCTCGTCGAGAGATTGTGTAAGTCTCATGACACTTCGCTGGGTCTCGACTAGATTTTCCCGCCCTGTGACTTGACAAACTGCGAGTCTTATGATACGCTCGCTAAGCTCACAAGAACTGGAGACCTTTATGAGGTTTAAAGAACATAAGAAGAGGTTTAAAGAACACAAAAAGAGACATAAAAACACTACACAGATACTACACAGATACTCCACGGTATCTTCACAGTATAAGATTAACAATACACTAACATAT